GAGGAGTAATCGTTGTACGTACACCCTCACGAATGTTTGTATCTACTGATAGTTTAACTTGATCAGGTTGTCTAGTCAAATCAATCAATACCCGATTGCGTTCATAATCGTCACGTACACGATGTTCCACATCATTATGGTCTACCCATCTTTGTAACATCATGTTATTCCAATCAAAGCCCTGTTTGTTACGGTCAGCATAAGCTTCCATCAATCCTGCTTTCTTTTGTGTACCTTTACTACGTACACCGGGATATGCACTAAACACATTGTCAGTACTATCACCACGCATACATTTCTCAAATAGAATATATTGTGGGTCACCTAACAGTTTTGGCTCACTAGTTTTCTTATCCTTGACAATTTTGCCTTTATCGTCAAAATAACCCTCAAGTGTAATTAATTGATTGCTAATGCCATTATACTGTTTTACATTTTCTGTAATCAGTTGAATGTAATCACTATCGCTACTGATAATGAAATGTTCATCATCAGGGTGCAAGTGAATAAATCTAGCAATCAAGTCATCAGCTTCTGCTTTAGGATCACGCAATACTGATACGTTAGTTTTCTCACGCAAAAAAGTTGTGAATTTTTCATATGTTTCCCAGAACATTTCATTTTCTTCTTTTTCAGCTTGAGTCTGTGCTTGTGTATCCACAACACGATTTTTCTTATATGGCTCGTAATAGTCTTTGCGCCAGCTTCTGCCTTCGAGACAGAACACAACGTGGTCAATGCCAAATTTGCGAACTATTTGATTGCATGATGCAAGTGTAAGATGTAGTGCCATCCCGATTTTTTCCCATGTATCTGAGTTTCGGGAAGCAACGTGCCGGGCACGAAAGAATGTGTTAGCTGTGTCAATTAGTGCGTATTTCATATGTTTATTATATACTACTATTTAGATTATTTCAATTGTATTTGGGCAGTTGTTAATCGAGCAAAAACATCATTGCCGAATGTCCATCCTTCGGGCATACTTGTTTGCATGTCCAGTTCATTGTCAAGCAATTCAGCTTCCTCATTAGTAATCAATACAATAGCCAAATTGTTTTTAATCATTTGTGCTACTTCAGTTACACTACGTTTTTCCATAGTCATTGTAACCGCTTGATTATAAATTAAAATACAAGGAACGATATGTTCACGATAAGTATTTTCTTTAGTGCGTTTAATACTTTGACCGATGGTAATTAAGTGGTCAATACTATCGCCCTCAAGTAATGCTCTAGTATTTTCTAAACCAAACCCATCTTCATTATCAATAAAATACTTGAAACGTTTGGCAATCTTTTCAAAGATATTACGTTCGGATACTTCACGTGGAATCGGTTTGATAGCTTGACCACGTACCTTACGTACAATAGTTTCAATAGCTTCAATGGTACCGACAATGACCCAAAAGTTTTCAAGTATATCACCATCAAAAGGGATATTAATAAAGTCCTTTGCATCTTTGCGTGATTCGGAACGTTTACCTGTTTTCTCAGTAAATCCTTGACCTAGGATTTGTTTACGCATTTCGGCAACATCTTCTGGAAGTGCAAGCCAGCCCACAGTATAGTGGTTCTTTTTAATTTCACACTTTACACCGTTGTTGGTATATAGTACGCAGTTGTTTTGTTCCTCGTAAACACGTTCGGTATACCCACGTTCCTCACATGAGTTTTTGAACAGTTTGAATGATATAGCTGCCATAATATAGTCCGTTATGCGATTTAATAGTTAATTATAGCACCTTTTCCATTTATTGTCAACTATGAGAATGTTGTATTTTTACTACATTCCAAACAAATTATACACAGATTTAGGTATATATCCACCTCTATAGTGCTTGGTATTAGTAGGGTCTTGTACATTGAGATAAGGTAATCTACCAAACGTAGCTTTGTATTGCTTTGCTAATTCACCCTCGGCCCAGGTAGTAGCCTTCAATTCATCACTTTCATGGACATTTGAAAAAACCATTCTTGTAGAAACATCCCAAACTGCAATAGTTACATCATTCTTGTTGAATGATGCTGGCAAAAGTCCTTGTGGAATTAAATAATTTTCAATGCCTCCCCAAAAATCAGCACCATGTGAACTACGGACATGTAGTTCTTCCCATCCAGGTACCCAACTTAATTGTCGAGTAATACGCTCACCAACTTGATATTGTCTCTTATTACCAAGACTAGGTGAACTCATTCCAACCTTTGAAAAGTCATATGACAATGGACCTGGCTTAAAACACATACCGTAAACATATGATTTCACAATGCCATTGTGTCTCATAATTGCATAGATATCTCTACAATTTTTTAATTTTGAGCAATCTATCACAAAATCTGGATTAAACAAATCAATATTTTTTAACATTTAACTTACCTCTGTTCTACCGTTACCTAAATCTTTTGTACGAATAACTCTTGCATCACGGCTTTCTGTACGGTTCTCCGGATCAGCTACCTGCTGTTCATACATCTCTAATGCTACATTGCGACATACTGTCTGAAACCATCTATCAACTATGATTACATCTGTATCATCTTCACGTTGCCTATAACCTGCTTTGATAAGATTTAATACAAACTTATCATTGAAATCTAAATCAAATGCACCATCATTGATGTTCTCAGGATTGATTTCTACTTTAGTAATAGCAATATAGGGTTCACCTGCCGCCGTTGCTTTTTCTTTTTCAGTAAGTTCAGTCTTAGCTTTAACTTGTTTAGGAGTAGGCTTAGGAAGCTCTTTCCTAGCAATAGGCGTATCCTCTTGCTTTTTAAATAAGTTTTTTAGTTTTTCAAACATTTGTATCTTTCTAGTAATTTAAAGCTGGCAAGATTCTTTGCCTTCGATTCACACATCATATCAAAATTATCAATAAATGTCAATGCCCAATCATTCACCGCTTCGTTCCAATAGTAATCACTATGTGCCCGAAGTTTCTGTTTACTATATCCTGCTTCAATCAACGCATCATGGGCGGGACGTTCGTGTCGGGAGTGTTCAACAAGACAATCTTCACGGCTGACGGAGTAATGTAAAGTAGGCCTGACACCGCGCCAGCTATCCCTAACCATTTTAACCCGATCATCAGTCGATTGAATATATTCTCCCGTTTTAATCCAATGATGGTGAATGTCCATGACCGTAGGGACGAGGTCAGATAACGATAAGCAGTCAAGTAATCCATGTGTGTATTCTTCATTTTCTAGTGTTAGTGTGTTTCGTGCCTCGGGGCTGAGTCTACCATAAACATCTCTGATACCCTGAGGACCTTTTCTACCAGAGATATGTACATTGATTTTGATATCTTGAAATTGTTGACCATAACCCATCCAACGAGCCATGTCACAATGATATTCAAATTCTTCTATACTCTTATTTACTACTTCTTCACGGTCACTTGCTAAAACAACAAATTGGTCAGGGTGAAAACTAAGACGGACATCATTGGCACGTGCGGTCTCACCGATTGGCGCAAACCATCGTTCTAAACTGTTTTGTACATCAGTTGAATGCCAAAATTCTTTGTATCCATCCATAGTATAAAAACTGAGCATATCACTAGTAAGGCGCAACATACGCAATTCAGGTTCTAATGTAGCTACACGCTTAACCAATGCATGTGTATTAAGAATGTTACGTTTAGCAACATCCATAATCTTTTCTTCTACAACATCACGCTTATTACGCTTTGCCCATGCTTGTGTAGTACCACCCGTGTTAAGACCTTCGGCTGAAACAATCTCACCCTTTTTGTTGATTTCTGCCCATTTACAAGCAAAGCCGATGCGTTTGATAGATTGATTTGTCAAAGTAATAGTCCAAAGTGATAAATAATAGATGTAGTGTAGCATACCTACGCAATAAAGTCAACTATTTACGGATACCACTATGAGAGCAAACGAATTTATCACTGAAGCCGCTAATCCAGCACAACAAGCCGCCATTGCCATTAGTAAGAAGAAAGAGCAAGGAATTGATGAGGATTGGCAAAAGGTCAATAAAAAGGATAAGACTGACGGAATGAGTAAAAAAGCGGTCAGTGCTTATCGTAGAGAGAATCCTGGTAGTAAACTAAAGACGGCTGTAACTACTAAGCCAAGTAAGTTGAAAAAAGGTTCTAAAAGTGCTAAACGCCGTAAATCATTCTGTGCAAGGATGAGTGGAATGAAGAAGGCTCATGCAAGTGCTAAG